TCGATACATCCCTCTGACCCGACTAGACCATCTGGGCTGGTGCCGTGGGTGGCGCAATCGAACCAGCCGCCGTTCGTCACGTCATTGAACGTGGTGTCCGAGTACAGCCGACGCGCTATAGGCTCTTGCTCCACACCTCTGAGCATCGCAGCGGTGGGCTGGAACCCTCCTTCCACGCGGTTGCGCGTCAATCGCTCAATCGCAAGGTCGCGGGCGAAATCTTTTGCTGGGTCGCCAAACTCTTTCCCGTCATGAGCCATGTAGACCCCCGCCTTGGACCCGCCTGGCTTGCCTAGCCGGAGATTGAACCAGTCATCTCCGGTCTGTTCTACGTCATGCCAGATCATGTCGATGCCTCTTCCAAGATTTGCTTGATATGCTCTGGAGATAACTGAACGCGCTTTAGAATCGAGTCGATGTTGCCTGACTTTTGGTAAGCCGCAACTGCCCCAGCCCAACGGTCTGACTCTGGTGTAAGGAACGGCTTCTCAACCGGCTTAGACAATAGTAATCCATCGACCATGTCCTTTCCGTACTTCACTTTGCGAACCGTCACAGTGACCTTCACGCCACCCCAATCTTCAAGGTACGGGCTGCCGGTTAACTCGGCCAGGAACTGCGAGTTGGTCTTATTGAGAATCATCGGTGCCAGCTTCTCTTCTGGCCGGATGAACTTCTCGACGAAGTGCGCGGTGTTAAATGAGTCTTTAGTTCTCTTTGTTAGATCAGACTCGAACACCACTCGCTCAATCGTTAAGACTGATTCGCCATCGATGTCGCTCGACGACAGGTAGGGTGACTCCATCGCTTTTCTCCAGTGAGTTTTCATGCGACCGCTCCTTCTCGTGCCGCGGAAAGTGCAGGGCGGATAGCGAAAAATTTGTCCCAATAAGCATCGACTTCGTCTACAGTCATCTTCATCTCTTCGTCATAACTAGCCTCGACCGCGTCTTCCAAGATTTTTTCTTCCATCATCGCGTTAGCCATTGCCCAGGATGCTGTGCAGTAGCCTTTAATTTCCTTCTCCAAGGTCTGGCCTGCACCCAGATACCCCAGTTTATGGGCGGCGAGTAACCCCGTCAGCGCGTGGGCAGCGAATATGGCGCGGGGGTCCATTCTTTTCAGTTGTTTTTTTACTTTCTTTTTCATGAGATTCTCCTTGATCTAACGTCCAGTTGTTCTTCTAATAAATTCGGGTCTTCTTTGATCTCTCTGTCCATCTCGACGATTGCTGTGTGCAAATTCTCTGCACCGAACTCGTTGATAAGGTCAGGCAGCATTGCCGTAAACGTCGCCCAGTGCCGGTCTTCGCGGTCTTGAATATTCTGGTTGTAGTTGGCCTTCTTCTTAGCGCCGTAGTCGCGCCAGTGCCGAGCAACATCTGTCGACGCTGAATTTGTATACACAAAGCTGGGATTCAATATGTTCATGTTGTCACTCCAATATGTGAGATCAACCCGATCACGAACCCTGTTACATAGATCGCGGCGACTACCCAGCGGTTAACTTTCAAATCGTTCATTAGTAATTCCTTTTTAAATGAACGCGAAGTGGTGGGCTTTGATCCTTTGTGCCGGGTGCTGCGTGCCTAGTACTTAGGTCGTTCCCCGCCCCCCGTTGCCACTAGAGGATTTCAGCCTGGAGCCGTACCGGACTCGCCGGTTTTGCTTCACGTTCTTTTAAAATATAGATTAAGTACTTAAATAAGTCAATAAAAATTAATACTTATTTTGTGATACTAGGCTGCTAAAGGGATAAAAGCTGAAGGGGGCTGGAGGGCAAACTCTTTGGTGGCTATTACAGCAGACACAACGTGTACAAAATTTTTCTGAGCGGGGTCAAGCTTGGCATAGAGAGCGGTGAATTCAATAATTGCGTTTAAATTATTCATAATCCAAGCCCCAATTTAAGTAGACATAATACTTATACAGCATATGTATTAAAAGTACAAGCATATCTTTAAGTCTTGTAGTTGATCCCCTACAGCATTAGCCGAGCATACTCTTAACGAGTGCTAACAACGACTTACGCTTATCTTCGTCGAGTGACAAATATATTCTGGTCATTTCTTCCTGGTCGGAATTTGTGGGGGTCGCATCCTTAACCCCTTCGCCCGTTGCCAGCCACAAAGCGTTCACTTTGTAGTGGTCGGCGATCTGCGCGGTGTGTCTTGATGCATTAAATCTACCGGTCTCGAGCGCGCTAAGTCCGGCTTGAGTAATCCCAAGTTTCTTTGATAACTCGGCCTGAGTCTCGCCAGCCGCAATCCTGAGTGCCTTCAATCGTTCGCCAAATTTATTCTGCATTGCGTCACCTATTAGTGAGATACAAATTAAGTATTCGGACTATAACAAATTATGTTATAATTCAATCTCTATGAAAGTAAGACCGACGGAATAATAAAAAGTTGCATTTATTTTAAGGACTCCCGATGAAACTGAAAATAGTAGCACTGGACGACATAATAACAGACGGCGGCACACAGCAGCGGGCTGAGATCTCGACGGATGCAGTCGAGGAGTACGCAGAGGCAATGCGTACTGGCGCCACGTTCCCTCCCATGATTCTATTTTATGACGGAGCGCGGTACTGGCTGGGGGACGGGTTCCATCGATACCAGGCCCAACGTGCTGCAGGCATTGATGAGTGCCAAGCCGACGTGCGGCCAGGCACCCAGCGCGAGGCCATTCTATATAGCACCGGGGCGAATGGTTCGCACGGGATCCGGCCGACCAACATCGACAAACGCCGGTCAGTCACCGTTCTGCTGACTGATTCAGAATGGACAAAGTGGTCAGATCGGGATATCGCCAAGCATTGCCGTGTCACTAATGGATTCGTTTCCAAGGTCCGCAATGAACTTTCTTTCGGGACAAAAAAGGAAGGCAAGGTGTGTATCGTAAACACACTAACCCCGAGAGCCGCTCCAGTACTCGATATAGCAAAACCATCTGAGGACGGTTATGAGGACAATACGCCGACGGACAATGACAAAAGAGATGACGATCTCCAGGAAGCGCGAGAACGCGGCGACTACTTTGAGTCAATAGTAGAGGGTCTCCATGAACAAATTGCCATTGGAGCGCTTCCTACAGAGGATCAGGCTGACGCAGCCCAATTAATCAAGGACTTACAAGAAGAAAACAAAGACCTCAAGGCCGAACTCGTCATACTCCGGGCGGTCACCGTGAGTTTGAAGGCGTCGAGTGGGCTACTGCTGACCGAGAACGCTGAACTGAAGCAAGCAGATCTAGCCAGAAAGCGTCGCGAACGCCAGCCAGCCTAGTCATGCCAACTCTTCGCCCATATCAGACTGAGAGCCTAGACGCCCTGCGCGCCGGGTTCAGGTCTGGGCATCGCACGCAGATGTTGTATCTGCCAACGGGCGGTGGGAAGACTGAGATAGCGATCTCGATGATGAAGCACGCGACCGAGAAGGGTCGGCGCGCGGCGATGGTGATGGATAGGCGGGTGCTGGCAGACCAGACCAGCCAACGCTTGGACCGGTACGAAGTAGACCACGGGGTCTTGATGGCGGGTCACCCGAGGTACCGCCCGACCAACCCCCTCCAGGTCTGCACGGTCCAGACATTGGAGAAGCGTGGTGGATTCCCTCTGATTGATCTACTGATCGTGGACGAGGCTCATATGTCCCGCCGGTCAATCATAAATTACATAACCCAAAATCCAGAAGTGAAGGTTGTGGGATTGAGCGCCACCCCATTCACTAAGGGTCTGGGGGAGATTTACTCAAACGTCGTCAGCACGTCGTCGACGAACGCTCTGATGAAAGAGGGCAACCTCGTGCCGCTCCGAGTATTTATCACGACCGAGACTGACATGAGTTCGGCCCATAAAAAATTTGGCGAGTGGACAGATAAGGACGCAACGGCTGCAGGCATCAGGATCACCGGAGACGTGGTTCAAGAGTGGACAAGGATCGCCCACGAAGTATTTGGCAGGCCAGAAAAAACCTTGGTCAATGCGGCCGGGGTCGCGCACGGTAGGGATCTCGCTCGAGGGTTCGGAGAGGCTGGATATAATTTTGTGGCAATTAGTTACAAAGACAGCGACGAATACAAAGCCGAGGTGTTAGCTGAGTTTAGAAAGCCTGACTCGAGCATCCACGGTGTAATCGCAACCGACATCCTGACAAAGGGATTCGACCAGGCCGACGTTCGCATCGGCATCAGCGCACGGCCATTTAGTAAATCAATCTCATCACATATTCAGCAAATGGGTCGGGTAATGAGGCCGTTCCCAGGTAAAGAGTTCGCGGTCTGGATAGACCACTCAGGGAATTATTTGCGATTTCTAAAACAGTGGGGAGAGATCGCTGAGTTTGGCGTGCATGAGTTGGATGACGGTGCAGAGAAGGTTATGCCCGAGCCGACAGAGTACGAAAAGAAAGAATGTAAATGTCCTAAGTGCAAAGCGCTCTGGGGTCCGACAGATGTATGTGCTAGTTGCGGGCATGTTCGGATTAGGACGAATGACGTCGTCACAGTGCAGGGAACTGCGGCCGAGTACGTTGAGCCGAAAGAAATATTTAGCAGCGCATTCAAGGAGCGGTGGTACCAAGAGTTGCTGGGCTTCGGCAGTCAGAAGGGCTACCCGACGCCCTGGGCATATTACAGATACATCGAAAAATTTAACATCAAGCCGTGCTGGAAACAAGTTTACGCAGAGCCGAGTCAAGAACTGCTGGGCTGGCTGACATCAAGACAAATCGCATATCGATACAACAAGAAGAGGGCGGCATGACGTTCACAGAATTCGTGGCAGCGAGTGGGCTATCTATCTCCCACCTCAAATCAAATGTTTGGGGCAGGGCGCGCATCGGTAACGAGCGCCAGGAGAATGCGTCTTATTTTTACGCGGGTGACTACGGATTCGTAATGAATTGGAAAGACGGATCCGACAAAGTCTCGGTCTGGCAGCACGACAAAGAGATGACTCAACCTGATCGTGACGCCATGGCGCGACGCATGGCTGCATCACAGACTGCGTACAAATTACAGAGAGAGGATGGGCGCAGGGAAGCAGCGAAGAAGGCCCAGGAGATACTCAAGGGGTGCAAGTTAGAACTTCATCCGTACCTCGCATCGAAGGGATTCCCCGATGCGGTCGGTAATATTTACTTTGAGAATTTCAACCCCGTCCTCGTTATTCCGATGACGTATCAAAAAAATATCTGCGGCGTGCAGACTATCGATGTCGGCGGTAATAAGAAATTTCTCTACGGCCAACGCACCAGCATGGCCCATCACACAATCGGATCGACAGGGCGCACTTACTTGGTTGAGGGGTATGCCTCGGCACTGTCACTGCGTGCGCTCCTGTGCGCCCTGAGCATCTCCCAGCACACCATCGTCGTGACGTTCAGTGCGAACAATCTGGGCAAGTTGGCAGCGAATTATCCTGGTGCGCTAGTAATAGCAGACAACGACGAATCAGGCACCGGGCAACGTGTTGCGGAGGCTACTGGACTGCAATGGTGGATGCCGGACGTTATTGGGCAAGACATTAATGACATGCACAAATCACTCGGGTTATTTAAAGCTTCGCAGATTTTGAGAAAGACCGTATCGAATTCGATGTTTTAATTTACCTGATAGATACTGATTGCGTTTCAAGCTTTGCGAGTAGATGGGGATAACCACAGACCGGCGCAAGGTGAAGGGCAGCAAGAATGAGTGCAGGCTGCAGCGTGGGTGAATGTTAGAGCGCGCACTGGGATATTTGTGAGTTCGTTAAGTCGGGCGTCCGGGTCCATATGACTCGGCACAGATCATAAGTCTGACATTGCCGTAATGCGATAGGTGGCTCCAGTTTTGAGACATTTTCCGCGAAGGTGAACGAGGCCGGTTATTCGGGTCTTGGGATGAGTTTGCCTTTTGCTCCAGGTTCACCAGTTTTGAACTGAAGTCAAGAACACAAGGGGGGTAGGTTGGGAGATAGAGAATCGGTTCTGCGGTGGCTGAAAAGAATTAAAGAGCCGGACGTTGAGCCGGTCATAAGGGCGTGCGAAAGGGACCCAGCGGCCCGCGCATATTTCCGCAAGCTTGCACATGTTGCTCCGGTGGAGATAGTCAAAGAGTGGATCCCTGATCTGCCGGCGCCGAAGAAGATTACACCAGAGCCGGTCTGCCATCGCTGCACGAATCGCAGACTGCAAGTAAGTGCTGGTCCAGTCTCGCTGCATACATGGATCTGCGAGTCGACCAAGAAAGCGCTTGGAAACAATTTTGATTTTCTGGCCGGGGTTGGACTACCGGTTAAATGTAAGGCGCGGACGGAGGAGATGGCATGAACGAAATCGAGGTAACACTGGGTGATGACGAATGGATGCTGTGCCAGATTATCGGCCGCAGCAGATCTCTCCTCGCCAGGGCAGGCAAAGTCACTGACGCGAAGCAGGGGTCACAGAATGGTCCTGATGCGGATGTATCCGGGTTCGCTGCAGAGTACGCATTCGCGAAACATCATAACGTATTCCCTGATTTTGGATTATCTATCCGGTCCGGGTCTGCTGACATGATCGTGAAGGGCCAGAAGATTGATGTGAAGTCGACCAATCGCACGAACGGTTGCTTAGTTTGCACTCTCAAGGAAAACGCCGACGTTGATGTGTACGTCCTAGCAATTACGGCAGACCTACCAAAAGTTCGCTTTGTTGGATTTGCACGGTCCGCGCAATTGCGAGACAAGCAAAATATTAAAGATCTTGGTTGGGGTCGTCCAGGGTATGTGATGCCCCAACACGCGCTAACGAGTTTCGCTGCGTGAAGCAAACATTCTATCTAGTCCACGCCCAAGCCCGCGCCTTGGCACTCAGAGCGCTCCTGGCTGCGGCGGATGGAGTATGCATCACGATCGGTATGGTCACGAGATCACTGGAACAGAACGCGGCGATGTGGCCGATTCTAACTGGGTTTAGTAAACAACTTATGTGGCCGGTCAATGGAGAGATGGTCTACATGAATCAGGAAGAGTGGAAGGATGTGCTGACTTGTGCCTTCCGGCAAGAGACTCCCCGGATCGCTGCAGGGATGAACGGAGGCAACGTGATGCTGGGATATAGAACAAGCAAATTCACAAAGGAAGGATTCTCCGAGTGGCTGGAGTTTCTAAACGCCACCGCAGCGGATCGGGGCGTGGAGGTGGAAGCATGAAAACAATTATCCATGTCAATCAGCACAAGATCCGGGCAAACATAAAAAACAATGCGTTCGAGCCGGTGCTGACTGTGAAGACTTACAAGTCCAACACATATGCCCACGAGGTTGGAATACTGGGTCCGTCTAAAGTTGTCTACTCCCCAAACAAACCGTTGTCATGCGGCGCAAGAGTCTGGATCGAGACTGAATGCGAGGTTGTTACAACATGATCCATCAAACTCCCTACAGCGCCAGAGAATTACGTTTTGCGGCAGGGCTGACTATCCCTGAGTTGTCTGGTCGGACAAGAATATCCGAGACTGATTTAGCGTTAGCCGAGAGGGGATGGAGATTAACGTCAGAGCAGTGGGTGACAATTCAACACATCTGCAATCCACGAATCGAAAAATTTAGAATGAGTGCTAGAGGATGACCACTAAAGACAAATGCATCCTGGGGTTCCTCGTTACATTTTTTTTCATGATGTGCTTGTTGCAGTACTACTCGCATAAGACATCGAGAGCGGCGCATAACAAAGAACACAAAGAATGGATTCTCTCAGAACAGCGGACATGCGCTGATGGGGCAAGGTACTCAGTGATTAAGTTGGACGGGTCGCTCACATGTGTCTACGACGACCGGAGTAGGTACGGGTGGGCTGATCGCAGCAAAAAGGTTGAAATTAAATAAGAGGGGATTATGAAAAAACTACTGAAAACATTATTTGTAATTGCAGCGCTCGGATCCGGGGTGGCACAGTCCGCTACTTACTACGTCGATGGGCGCGCTGGGATGGGCAGTGACGCGGCTAGTGGTCTGATCGGGCAGCCGTGGGCGACGCTGAATAAGTTACTCGTCAAATCACCGGCGCTAACTGCCGGAGACACTGTAATTTTAATGTGCGGGAGCGTCTGGCGTGAGTCGCTTACGATCGGTGGGGCGGGCGGTAACTCCACCTCGCCAATTACGATACGCGCAGAGACCGGGTGTACTGATGCTACTCGACCCGAGATCAATGGCTCGACCCCTATTACTACAGCCTGGACTCGAGTGGGCGTAACCAGTACATATTCGACGCCTCTCACGGCGACGTGGGTTCGCCAAGTTTTTGTGAATGGCCGATATTTGACCATTGCGCGGTACCCCGCTACTGGGTTTTTGGTGCCAATCCCAGGCAGCGCGGGGACTTTAGCTGCGGGCGTGGCGACACTGACAGACACTGCGGGCATCGGGGCGATGGTGGCGGCTGCAGGGGCATCAACTGTCCCGACAACTACGCCGGTTACTGACGATAATATAGCGGGCGGTGCTGCGATTTACATTCGTACTGTTGGCTGGATTGTTGAAAGCGCTACCGTCAGCGCGACCGGTGGGATTACTGCGGGGAACACAGTTTTGAACATGGCCCCAGGCTCTTTCCAAGGGGTGGGGCAAACGGCACTAGCGTACCAGCCTGGAACAAAACCCGGGGGCGTAAACGCTGCTGGATATTATCTGGTAAATAAGTTATGGATGCTGTCCGCGGCTCCTGGCTGGTATCACGATGGCACAACATTGTATGTTCACCTCCCTGATGGAACAGCCCCGTCTAGCACCTCAGTAGGGCGCGTAGTCGAGGTATCTACAACCCCCCGCAACTACGGTATTCAGTTAACTAATCAGCCGTATGTGAATATCAGCGGGATCAGGGTAAAACAGTTTGGGATGGATGGCATCATCGTGAGTAGCACAGAGTCAAATTCAACTCTGAACCAGCACACTTTCAATGATATGCAAGTGCTGAACTCTGGGCAGAATGGAATCACATTCGCTAACGGTGCAGCCTCGCCGAACGGCCCGACCGGAACAGTTAGCAACTCATATATTAATGAGAGCGTCATCGACGGGGTAAACCTATATTATACAAATAACGTCAACGTGATTAATAACCGGATCGAGAACTCCGGTGTTACTGGCGGTCCTTTTAGAAGCAGGGGCGCGATTTGGGGTATGCAATCTAATAATATGGTCGCGACCGGGAACTCCATTTCACGGAGTGGCTACATCGGGATTCGCTTCCAAGGGAATGCTACCGTAAAAAACAACATAATCAAAGACTCATGCTTGGTACTCGATGATTGCGGTGGGATTTACGGATGGAACAACCTAAATTCTATTCCGCTGAATTCTGTCATCTCAAATAATATTATTGAGAATGTGTACGGGAATCGATATGGAGATCCTGATTCTTTTACCGGAGCCACGGGGATTTATCTGGATGATACTGCGAGTTACGTCCAGGTTCGCGGGAATACCATTATCAATGCTGGGCAAGGGCTATACACCCACAATGGTTGGAAAAATGTTTTTGATAGTAATGTGATCGCTTATCCTCGCGTCGTCGCGATGGTGTCTGCGTTCGATTACATCACGCTTCAAAGTTTCTACCAGCAAGGGAATATTTTTTCTAACAACACGGTGCTAAGTGGTAACCACCCAAATTTACAAATGTATTTTCATCTAGGCAGGCTCCCGTCAGAGAATATTACATCTGGCTTCCCTTTCCCGGTGCAAATCATGACGGCGAATAAGTACAGCGGGAATAGCGCGAACACCTTGATGTTTGTAAGGTCGATGGTTGGTACCTCGGGGTTTTCTGGTACTGGGTCAGGCTCCACCGGCCCGGAGACTTTCGCGACGTTAGTGGGTAAAGCGAACCACGGCACATACCGCGTGATGCGGAAAGCCGCCGGGCTGATCGTGAATAAAACCGCAGCAAGCGTTAGCTATAACTGCGTCGCCTCCTCGTCTGGGATCACGATGTGGGAACTGAAGACCACTGACTGTCTCAATGCAAAGAATTTCAACGGGACGAAAATTAAATACCCGGTCACGATCCCGCCCTACTCATCGCTGCCAGTATTCCAGTAGCCATGAGGTGTTTGAAGTGCGGTGGTGAGATGCTCCCCGGCAAAGCGATACAGCAAACTTGGGTTGGGGAGCCAGACTTTCTAAACGGGCGGGTGGTCACTATGTCGCCTGGCGGACCCGGCCAATTAATAGATTGCGAGAAGTGCGTTAGTTGTGGGTGGTCAATCACGGTGCCTGCAGAGTGAAACTGAAGAAGTGCAAAGTATGCAAGTGTCCGTTTCAGCCCGTGAGGCCGTTGCAATACGTTTGCGGATGGGAATGCGCTTCGGATCTCAAGACGTACAGGCCGGTGAAGGTTAAGAAGCCGAAGGCAAGTGCCAAGACGCTCACAGATCACGTCAAGGACACTCAGGTTGCGTGGAATAAGTATGTGAGGGTAAGAGACCACGATCTGCCGTGCGTTAGTTGTGGGGAGTGGAAGGACAAGTGGCACGCCGGGCATTACATGGCTACATCGATCCGGCCACAGTTGAGATTCCATCCTGACAATGTTCATAAACAGTGCTTGAGGTGCAACAACTTTCTAAGTGGGAATTTGATTTACTACAGGAAGGGATTGTTGAATCGAATTGGCGAAGAGAGAGTGGACTGGTTGGAGGGAGTACATGAGCCGGCACATTACACGATAGACCAGTTGGCCAAGATTAAAGCGGATAGTAGAAGAATGACGAAAGAATTGGAAGGGTAAAGAGTTATACATCATTAACAGAGTACCGGCGGCGCTCGTTATACCCCGGAATGCTGGTCCGGTTTCCTTGGACACTCCTAACCGAGCGATAGCCTCGGATTAACGAGCAAAGCTATGCATGTTGCGTCAGATTAATAACTTTTGCGTTATTTTATATAAAGAGGAGGAGTTATGACATTCACTTTCTTTCAATTAGCGTACCAACTAGGAGCAGTTGGATCTCAGATGACAGAGCGGGATTTGTGTTTGGTTCTAATCTCAATGTCTAGGGCGAATCTCATTAAACAGATGAATGACGGCTCTTATATCTTGACCGAACCGGGTGAGAAATATATGACATTGCATTACACTAAATCTGATGATGCAGCGCGTCTCGCTAAAGAGTTGATTTCAAAGTTTACTTCACAAAAGGGTGCATTGAATGCTTAATTTTTCTGAGAAGCAAATACAAAGAAATAATGCAAAGTTATTCGCCAAGTTCCTCCAGCCAGGCGAGTTGAATGTTCATAACGAACCAGAACCAAAACCAGATATCCCAACCGAAGAGGAGTTCCTCGCCTTCATCCGAGTGAGGAAGTGGCTAGGAATTTGATGTTTTAATTTAGCTGACAGATACTCAGACCAATGACAAAAGAGTTGACGGCGCAGGGTTCCCAGTACATCGAGGAGTACATCCAAAATGGGGGGAACGCGAAGCAGGCAGCCCTATCCACAGGCTATACAAGCGCCCGCGCACCGGTCCAGGCGAATGTTGGCACTGAGTTAGTTAAGCGTGTCAAGAAGCTGGGTGAGAAGTACAAGATCAAGACTGGCAGGGTGCTGAAAGAGTACGCGCAGATCGCTTACTTCGATCCGCGAGAGTTGTTTGATAAGAAGACGGGGAAGCAAATCCCGATCCATCTACTCCCGGCGAATATCGCTGCAGTGATCTCAGGATTTGAGATTGACGAGAACGGCACGCAGCGGTTGAAATTTTGCAGTAAGCATTCAGCATTAATTGAATTAGGTAAGTTCCTCAACCTTCCCGGTGCCAGAGAAGTGGTGGTGCAGGGCGGGGACACCTTTATCAATGTCTCAATGAATGACAAGGCTCGGAGAGTGGCATTCTTACTCCGATCCGCACTAGAGCAAGAAGAACCCGAGGACAGTCGGATACTGTCAGAGTCCATATAAACAGCAGCCTTCGGGCATAAAATAAGGAGCATCACTATGTCACGCATTTTATCTTCCATACATGATAGAAAACTGGGTCTTACCCATGAGGGTCAAGCACTCTGCCCCAAGGGATTCGTCTCGGGTGAACACGGTAAGCAGTTTCAAAATGAGTCACCCGACAAAGTTGTTCTGTTAGATGACTTCCTCGGCGATGTGGTCGCAGACCAGTGGAACAATGTAGAGGGCGCGGGTGGAAACACTGATGCAGCCATTGTGCCTGGTGCAATTGGTGGAGTGCTACGGCTGGCCAGCGGCGCTACAGGTGTCAAGGCTACAGATATGGTGGGGGTTACTCATACCCTTGGCTGGAAAGCAATTAACGGTGGCCTAGCTTATCAAATTCGTTTCAAGCCAAACACCGCAATCGTTAACCGTTATATTTTTATTGGCCTAACGGACATCCTTACTGTTGAAGCGCCTATCACTTTGAGTGGCACAACCTTCACCGCTGCGGCTGATGATGCAGTGGGAGTTCTGTTCGATGTCGATGCGACTACCGACACCTATCGTCTAGTGGGCGTGAACGCAACGGTTAAGACCACGTTCGATACCGGCCTAGTTCCAGTGATCGACCAGTACGAAACATGGCGCATCGAAGTGACTAAAGCTGGCCTGGTAAGCTTCTTCCGAAATGGTCTCGCAGTTAACACCGGCACAACGCAGATCACTGCGAACGTCGGGACATCAATTGTGTTGACCCCTTGCGTCTACGCGTCAGTCAACTCAGCCGCTTCAAAGACTCTCGATGTCGACTACATCCATGTGTCGATGAATCGTGGCTTAGACGGCACCGCAGTTTAAAGAGTTTCGCTTCGCTTCCTAACAGGGTTGCAAAGTTTAGGACACCTCCCACAAAGGGGTGTCCTTTTTTGATGTTTTAATCCGCTCGAGTTAGCATCAAGAGGATTACGGAGACTCAAGAATATGGCAATCAGTTACGCGAAACGCGCACTACTTCCAAATCAATCTACTTCGACGTTCGATCCTCTCGGTCTCACTCTGAGCAACGTCGTAACGACCATCGTCAGTTCGCTCACGATCCCCGCTCTATCGACTTCTCAAACCGTCCGGCTGCTGAATGCCGGTACAGAAACAGTTTTTATTTTGATTAATGACGCGACTGAGGCGACATTGCTGAATGCGATGCCGCTCCTGGCTGGGTCGGCGGAAGTTTTCTTTGTGTCATCCGACGCAGTTGACGCCGTAGTCATCCAAACCATCGCAGCCAATACCGGCTCGACCCTCTACGCTACACTCGGCCGGGGTAACTAAATGACACTAAGAGCCGTAGCAGCCCCCGCAGCAGCGACGGTATCTACATCTGCTGTATCAACATTCCCGGCTAAAACTGATTTTAGAGATTACGGACGTCGAGTCGCGTCGTGGTCGACGGCAGGGTATACGACAAAGCCCGCTCCCACTGATATTGCGGTAGAACTGTATGACTTCCCTCCAACGCTGGATCTGGGTGGGATGATCAGGACCATGAAGCTGCAAAAAACAACCGACGCCACGCCCACCTTTATTCAGCAATCCCCCATCGATTACGCCTCGCTCACCACCGTTTCGCTCCAAGGGTACTTGCCGGACGGTACTACCACGCTTGGATTTAGCGCTGGGATCTGGGTGAAAAATCCAATGAGCCGGACGCTAAATTTTGAACTGAAATTCTACAACAAGAATGCGAACACATCAGTCTGGTGGAAAGCTGCGGCCGACCCTTCCAGTCTATTCCCAGAGACGAACGGCTGGGTGTTCCTGACGTTCTCTCCGAATACTCGCGTAAACAGCGGCACCGTGTGGGCTGCTGGTGTTGATACAGTAAGTTATGTGAGAGTGACGCAAGTAGATGATGGGGATGAAGGGCCGTGGGAAGGTGGGGAGTATTTACTAATAAGCAGTGTCTACGTCGATTGCGCCGCTAGGTCCACATTTATGCTGGGATTTGATGACGGCACATCGGATCAACGAAATCCCACCTTAACACCTATCACATCCGGGGGCAGCCCAGTTACATCATGCACCGCAACGACAGTAATAATGACAACCGCACCAGTTCCTCCGCTGATAGTCGGGGCTGCGATTAAATTTACCGGTCAATCAACGGTCGTCGGCGGGGTCGGGGTTACGTTTGTTCCGACAGGGCTGATTGCCGGCACGAAGTACTACGTCTCTTCGACCGAGGCCACCGGTTTAATTTATGGGCTGACAACGGATGCATTGTTTACAACACCTGTCGCGATGACGCCTGAGACTAAGACATGTCACTGGACGTATGCCGGGAAGCAGCTTCGGAGTTCACAGCAGATCGTTGAATCATACGGTTTCAAGGGGAATCTATTTATTGTTCCGTCGTGGTTGGATACTAATGGTACTTATGGGTACACATCTGGGCCAAATAAATTCCTCACCACTGCCGAGTTAATTGAAATGCATAACGAGGGGTGGTCTGTCGGTTCACATTCAAACACTCACCCCTCTAACAACGAAAGCGCGGGTCTTCGTCTACTCGGTCCTTATGGTTATTTCTTGTCGAACACTTTTGACAATATGTCGTTAACCTACTGCACATACCGGTCGATCACTGCGGGGAATGGCCGACGCAGAGCAATCTCTTCAGCAGCGAATACCGTCACATTTGAGAATGCTCACAAATTCTTACTCAACCAACCGGTTGTATTTACTGATTCCGCGCCGGGAACCATGGTCGTTGGAACTACATACTATGTTCAGTTCATTGGTAGCGTGACGACATGCGTTTTTGCAACCGACCAGGGAAGTATGGTTAGTCTAGTCACTCCCGGCACTTGGTCTGGTGTTGCAAACTATCGTTACCCGGGGTCAACGAATGATTCGACCGCAATCCTTGCAGATATCGAAGCGGGTATCGCTGCCCTTGATGCAATCGGGATAACTTCCGGCCGCGATTATTTTGCGCTTCCGCAAGGCTCTTATGATGAATATGTAAGACAGGCGTGTATCACGGCAAAATTGGGCTGGGTGCGCGGCGTACATAATAAAGTAAGTACGATCATGGTAGGGAAACCGTCGGGCGGCGGTCTGAGTGGGCAAATCGAATCCGGCGGATGGATGTCTCAAGTGGACGCGATCCAGACTGATGGTGCTACTACAGCCGGGGTTACTAGCCCGCCGGTGTGGTCGGTAGACCCAGCTATAGCATCGATCAAAAGATACGTCGATGACGTGGTAACGCTGGGGGCCTGCGGGTGTTCGTACCATCACAACGTCGGGAACAGTGTACTCGCCAGCCTTGATTGGACTTGTGCATACCTCAAGACTAAATCTGACGCCGGGGTCCTCGACGTCATCACGCTCGATCAGATGGCGAGTCGCCAGGTCAGAACATGAGTATGGATGATGATGACTGCCTGGTGCCAGTCGGTCGAGTATCGGCCTGGGCTAGAAAGCTGAGAATATTTCTCATCATGGAACCCAGGCACACACTCACTGAGAGAGAAGCTAAGTCTTTTTCAAAATGTAAAGAGGGGCTTTACAACGCGGGCTATGAACTCCCGGTTAACGTGGCAGAGGCAGACGCACTTATCGACTTTATCAGGATACGCTAATGGGATACGCTAGACATGACGAGGGCATACATCGGGTATTCGTCAACCCGTCATCAATTGGTGACAACGTAGTACTGGCAGCGCAGGGATTTGGTGCGCTGGGGACCGGGCTAAAAATACGAGTACTCTACATCGTGGCGGTGGCTGCAGCGGCTAACGTGATCACGCTCAAAAGTGGATCGACTGCGATCAGTGCTGCTAAATCTCTTGGCATCAACGGTGGATTTATCTTGCCGCGAGACGCTAACGGCTGGTATGAGACTGGCCCAAATCAGGCACTGAACATCGCGTTGACTGCGGCTACTGCGGTCGGCGTTGATATAGGCTATGTGGTGGTGACATGATCGATAAATTCCTAGCCTGGCTGAATCCAGCACCAGCACCCGAGCCAGAGATACGGATGCAGGCGCTTCCAATTACGGTCGGTGAGTCCTCTCCCGCTGCACGCCGGAACGCATCACGCCTCTCGCGTCTACTCTCAATACCGTCCCCGACTGCTGAGACATTGGAAGAGATAAAAGTTCATCAAATAAAGTTGGAAGAGCAGGGATTCATTGCCCCGAAGAGCGTAAAAGAGTGCGACATTTTAATAGACAATTTATAAGGTAGAACATCATGGCAGCATTCAATCTATTCGATCTGTGGCGCATCTCCACCGCCAACCCGGCACGGGCTGGGGTGATTCCTGGCACATTAAAGATGGCGATCTTCAAGGCATTTACCCCAAATCAAAATACTGGTGATTTTTACAGCGCGATGGTGGCGGGTACGAACGAGGTCGCCGGTACAAATTACACCGCCGGGGGTAATGCGTGCGCCACACCGACTTGGACCGGGCCGGACGGTGCTGGACTTGGCACTTATGATGCAAGTGATCCAGCGGTTTGGTTGACTAGCGCCACGGGATTTGCCAATGCACGCCGAGCGATACTTTACTACGACACTGGGGTCGCCGGCACCAGTCGTCTCGTCGCGTATTCCGATGATTTCGGTGTCGATCTAGGTAATACCGCAACGGATCTATTGGTTTCATTTAACGCCGCTGGCGTCTTCACCTCCCCCCGATAGGAGATTACTTTGAGCGTAATTTCCACACTAGATCAACTGATCGGCGCAGCAAAGCAGCGTCTGCAAATTATCCACACGACATCAATGACTGGTGTCGCAACCTCCTATCAGTCATTAATCGCGATAGCTGGGGATCCTGGCGCTGGGACGCTGGCGGGAACCAGCATAACCACCGGGGTTGTTCCAACCGACGCTACTGCAGGCGTACCAGTAATCAACCCGTTCGGTGCCTCGGCAACCGGGTATCTTTCTCGTCTCGAAGTAACAAACACCGTCGCGAGTCGGGTCGCAATTTACGACCTTTTGTGGAAGGGCGGCGCGTACCCGTTCAACCAAACACTCGCTACTAATACCCCTACGAGTTACTCCTCTCGCGTTCCAAACGGTACGGACTACAACACGCTGGAGATTTGGTACGAACAGGTTACCGCTGGTACAGGCACCCAAAACGTCGCGGTGACTTATAACGACGAGGGTGGGGTATCATCTACCACACCAGTAGTCGCGGCTCCTGGCGCGATGATCGTGGGCCGAATGTTTCAAGTACCTTTGGTCGCGGGAGATAAGGGCGTCCAAGGAATTACAGGTGTTGCTGCAACCGTCGCCTCGGCGGGGACTTTTAACCTACTCGTCATGCGTAAGCTTGGTGAGGCGCGTATCAATTTGGCAAATTTCGCCGTCGTCCAAGGGCCACTCGAGACAGGTATGCCGGTGGTATTCACGGATTCAGCGCTCGTGATGCTCGTCGCAGCAGACTCCACTGCAACCGGTATACCCTGCGCTTACATTGATATAGCAAACGGCTAGTCATGTCTAACGTCTGGCGGCGGTTTCCCTCTAGATCTGTAACCGCCAATGATCTTCTAAGGAAATCAACCGGCGCTGCAGTTGTCGCGGCTGATTTTTTCGAGCCGCCGGTCGGCCCCGGATTAACCACGGTTAATTTGACCACTGCGGCATTCGCATTCACCTCCGCTGCAATTGGTATCAAGAGGACACTCTCGCTCAGTTCAGCAACCATGACTTTCGCTGCCGCTGCGATTGCGGTTGCAAGCGTGTTCACGCTATTCCTATCGGCGGCCGTACTTAATATGACGGCCCAAGCGTTCAAAATCACATCCCGATTATCTAACACAGTCTCAACTCTGCGATTCACCGCTCAACCGATAGCGTTGAAGAATACGCTCCGAACCACCACAGCATCTCTAGTGATGATCGCTCAATCAATCCGCGTGATTTTCAGAATCGTTTTGGGTGCCGCTTCGTTTGGATTCACCGCGCAGCAAATCACATTGACCTTGGTGGCAGCGAGTGGACTCATTGCCGGGGTCATGATGATGCTAGGAGTAGGTTGACTGACAAGGGTCGTAATTTGATGTTTTAACACGACCGACATACTCTCGACGGATGGAATTAAAAGAGTTAGTTGGGTTACTGACGGACTCGCCAAACGGCGATGAAATAATAAAAGAAGCCCTCGCATCGACAGAAAATCGTTGCTGGGTTCCGAACCCCGGACCGCAGACAGAAGCATTCTTCAGCCAGGCTGATGAGTTGTTCTACGGCGGGCAAGCTGGAGGCGGTAAGACCGATTTAATTCTCGGTCTCGGGCTGACAGAACATCGAAGCGCATTAGTGCTGCGGCGTACACGCGGCGAGGCGAAGGGCTTAGTCGAGAGACTCTCCCAGATCTTAGGTTCACGCGATGGATGGAGTGGTGTCCAGAGTGGAATATGGCGCAGGCCGGACGGTCGGACGATTGAGATCGGTGGCTGCCAGTTGGTTGAGGATAGACAGAAATATAAAGGTCAGGCGCATGACTTATATGGTTTCGATGAGATCAGCGATTTCACCGAGAGCCAGTATTCATTCATCATTGGCTGGAATCGATCAGCAATACCGGGGCAGCGATGCAGAATTGTAGCTGCAGGCAACCCACCCACTAGACCAGAAGGTCTCTGGGTACTAAAACGGTGGGGTGCCTGGCTCGATCCGCAGCATTTAGACCCAGCCGAGCCGGGCGAGTTGAGATGGTACACATCGAACAGCGATGGCGAAGAGATTGAAGTGGATGGCGCTGGTCCGCATGAACTTGGAGCCGATGAGCCAGTTTACGCACGGTCGAGAACATACATTCCGGCCACGTTAAATGATAACCCTGATCTAGCATCGACAGGGTATCAAGCAAGCTTAGATGCATTGCCTGCTGAGTTACGAGCGGCATACAGAGATGGCGATTTTGGTACGACGCTGAAGGATGATCCTTACCAGATCTGCCCGACAGCATGGGTAACACAGAGCCAGCAGAGATGGACGCAGGCTGCACCAGTTGGGATACCGCAGTGCGCGATTGGAGTTGATGTCGCCATAGCAAAAGACAAATTTGTTATTGCTTGCCGGCACGATGGATGGTACGCACCACTCATCTCGATTCCTGGCAAAGATTTAGAGGACCCGAAGAAAGCAGCCGGACGAGTACTCTCAGAGCGGCGCGATAATTCGATGGTCGTAGTAGATGTCGGAGGAGGGTGGGGCGCAGATTGCTACGCTCAACTCAGCAGAAACGGGATCGATTGTATCGGGTACATGGGAGTTAAGACGAGTTCGCGTAAGAGTGCTGATCACCGATTCGCGTTTAGCAATGTTAGGACGGAAGCATACTGGAAATTCAGAGAAGCTTTGGACCCGTCGCAGCCTGGCGGATCACGGATTTGTCTGCCACCTAGTGCCTCACTTAAAGCGGATTTATGCGCGCCAGGGTACCAAGTAAAAGGCTCTAGCACCGGTGGAATACTAGAAGCTGAGTCGAAAGAAAAGGTTTGTAAAAGGCTAGGACGGTCACCCGATGAGGGAGATGCAGTTGTCATGGCTTGGTTCGACGGAGTCCGGCAATCGAATGTCGCCGGGGGCTGGAAGGGTGGTCGCAAGACCGAGGCAGTAGCAGTAAATCGAGGTCGTCGTTATTAACTTTTAGGAGAAGCACATGGGCGGAATGTTCAGCAAGCCTAAAGCACCACCACCACCACCACCACCACCGGTAATCCCGAAGCCAGAAGTAATTCCCTTGGCTGATCAAAATAGCGCGAATGCATATTACAAAAAGCGCGCCGCTAAAACTCAGACGGGTCGAGTGTCCACAATAATGGACTCTGGTCACGATAGGCTGGGTTAATTGGCTCCACCCATGATCATCCCGTTTCTTATGGAGATGGGAACCATGATGTCCGCTGCAGCTTCCAGCACTGCGATGGCTGCGGCGGCTGGTGAGGCCGCGTTGTGGGGGGCTGGTGCGGCGTCAACGATGGGTATCGCTGCGGCACCAGTGTCCGCAATCAGTGGGTTAGCACTCGGCTCAGGATTGGCCGCTGCGGCGGCGTCTCCAATCGTCGGTGCATTTGATGCAGTCGGCTCAACGATGGCGGTGGCGGGTGCAACACAGGCAATGGCACCCAAAATGCAAATGCCGTCAGTCGAATCGCCACTCCCAGTGATGGAGACCGCGATCACGATGCCAACGATGGATACTGAGGCGCTCAACGAGGTCCGTAAGCGGTCATACCTAGCACAATCTCAGCGCGGTGGGCGGGCATCCACCATGCTGTCGAATGACGATCACCTCGGGGGCGGGCTTTAAATGCTGGCAGACTATCTAAAGAAACAAGGGAATGAACTGTTCAGTAAACGCAGTTCAGTTCTCGCGCTGTGGCAGCAGATCGCAGAAAATTTTTACCCAGAGCGTGCAGACTTTACCGGCGCTCGGAATGCTGGTGGAGATTTAGCGAAAGGTCTTGCAACCGGGTACCCCGTTCTGATGCGGCGCGATCTCGGTGACTCCATTGGATCAATGCTACGCCCAACGAGTAAAGCCTGGGCGCACGCAAGGGTCGCGAATTGGGATGATGTGAGTACCGAAGCCCGCGCATGGCTCGAGATCAGAGAAGAGCGTATGCGTCACGAGATGAACCAGGCCGACACGCAGTTCACTAGAGCAACCAAACAAGCTGACCATGATTTCGCAGCGTTCGGCCAAGCGGTAATTCAGATCAGTCTAAACAGTAAGGCAAATGGATTACTCTACAGGTGCTGGCACCTGAGAGACGTGGCCTGGATGGAAAATACCGACGGTGGTATTGGCTGCGTTTATAGAAAATGGAAAGCGACAGCTGCGGACCTTCAAAGATTTTTCCCGAAGACATTGCATCCGAGCGTCAAAGAAAAATTAGATAAGGACCCGTACTGCGAATTCGAGATCTGGCACTGCGTAATCGAGTCCGATGTCTACGTTGACCCGCTCGGAAAGAAATACAACACCCCGTTCATCTCGGTTTATCTGGATGTGAAAAATGCTCACATCATGGAAGAGGTCGGGATGAAGACAAATGAATATGTCATCCCACGGTGGTCCTTGGTCTCGGGCAGCCAGTATGCATACAGCCCGGCTGTTGTGGTTGGACTAGCTGATGCACGGACACTGCAAGAGATGACCATCACCCTTCTAGAGGCGGGCGAGAAAGCTGTCACCCCACCGATGTTAGCTGTGCATGGCGCGCTACGCAGTGACGTTAATGTCATGGCGGGTGGATTGACTTGGGTAGACAGAGAGTATGACGAACGGTTGGGTGAGGTTCTACGTCCTCTGACACAAGATAAGTCCGGTATCCCAATAGGTTTCAACATGGCCCAAGATGTACGGGCGCAACTGCACGAAGCATTCTATTTATCTAAGCTTTCACTCCCCCCTCCCCAGGGCGAGATGACGGCTTACGAAACAGGGCAGCGAGTACAGGAATATATCCGTCACGCGCTGCCACTCTTCCAGCCTCTGGAGATGGAATACAACGCACCGATTTGCGAGAACACGTTTGACCGGTTGCTACTCGCTGGAGTGTTCGGATCACCTTGGGATATCCCAGAGGAACTCCGTAACCGCGAGGTTGAGTTCACATTCGAGAGTCCATTACACGACGCCATCGAACGCGAGAAGGGCCAGCGATTCCTTGAGGCGACTTCGATCATCGCCAACGGTGCGGCCGCAGATCCAAGCGTTGCACATTTACTCGATGTGAAATTAGCCACCAGAGACGTACTGCAAAGCACCGGTGTTCCTACAACGTGGCTACGCTCAAAACCGGCAGTCGATGCCCTGGTCGAGCAGGACAAACAAGCACAACAAACCGCAGCCCTGCTGCAGCAGATGGAACAAGGTGCCAAGGTCGCTCAATTGATCGGTCAGACTGCCGCACCATCCGGCACCCTTAATACCGGCGCCGCAATATGACCCGTCGCGTAACCGCGCCACCTCCGTACCTCCCGCCCGATTGGATCCCCGCCGACGCATCAGCAATTCAAGCGCTGGTGCGTGGGGACGCCACATCAGATCAGCAACAAAGAGCGATCAACTGGGTCGTCTACGCCGCTGCAGCCACCAACGACCTAGAGTACCGCACCGACCCAAGGGATCACGCCTTCGCATCGGGTCGCCGGTTCGTTGGTCTGCAAATTAATAAGATGATCGGAGTTAACGTGAACGCAATCGTGAACGCAAAGCAATGAGTACCGTCGCTTGGGATGGGACGCACTTAGTCGGGGATTGTCAGGCGACATGGGGCGGGACCCCAGTCAAGACTCACAAGGTCATGCACGTTCCATACAAAGGTACCACCTATCTAATTGGGTGGGCTGGCAATGAAGCGCAGGGAATTAGGTTCGTCGAGCATTTCACCAAAAAGGGTTTAGCTGGCCGACCAGAGTTATCTGACGGTACTGAAATTCTTGTGATCTGCCGCAATTGGGCGAAGGTCGAATCCGGCCGGGATACCTCCGACATCATGAACGAACCGCGCTGGGCAATTGGATCAGGCGCCGAGTTCGCCATGGGTGCGATGTACGCTGGGGCCACTGCTGAACAGGCAGTCCAGATCGCCACCACATTAGATGTTTATACCGGAATGGGTATAGAAAAGATTTGTTTTAACCACGTCGAGGAGCAATAAAATATGGAATCAGAAATCGTCGCAGACCCGGCCATGGAGACCGTCACCTCTGTCGTTTCAGAACCAGCAGAAGTAATCCCAACCCAAGCACCACCCGTTGTAGATTGGCTTGCAGAGCGCACCGCCATTGCAAACGGCGACCCGAAGATCTTAAACCGGCTGGGTCGTTATACCACCAGAGACGACGCGATCCGCGCCGGAGTAGAGGCTCAGAATAAGATCGGATCCATCAGGGCGACACAACCAATCAATGCAGACTCATCCCCAGAAGATATTGCTGCTTTCCGGCAAGCGAACGGAGTTCCCGAATCTGCCGACAAATATCAAATTAATCTGAGTGATGGGCTAATCATTGGCGAGAATGACCGGCCAGTTGTGGACCATTTTCTGGGTATTGCTCACAAGCACAATCTTTCTAATGCCGTTACATCGGACATCATCTCTGGGCAACTAGCACTACAAGAGACGATGATTGAACAGCGCGCCGCGTCGGACCGAGAGTCACTCACTCAGGCTCGTGCAGTGCTATCGTCGAACGATGTCTGGGGCAGTGAGACCAACCTCAATATTAATTTGATCCACGGGCTGTTAGATGGCGCGCCAGAGGGTGTCAAAGACCAGTTGGTTAACGGTCGGATGCAAGACGGCACCCCGATATTCAATCACGCGCCGACACTGCAGTGGTTGGCATCAATTGCTCGTGAAGCGAACCCGGTCGCAACCGTTGTGCCAGGCTCTGGTGCTAACGGCATGATGTCGATTGATAATGAAATCAAATCAATTGAAGATGCCCGCCGCACCAACCCAGACTCGTACTGGAAGAGCCAGCCAACACAGGATCGGTTGACCGCATTGCTCGGCGCTAAGTCTCTAGCAGAGGCGAAGTACCGCTAAGGTAATGGTTATTATCTAAACCTGTATCGTAAAGTAGTCATTAGAAGGCTTACTGACTATTTTACGGTACGTTTTTTGATGTTTTAATTTAGTCGCATTAATATCAAGGCTGCAAGAAATAGGCCCGTGTAGCTAGAATACCCGACCCTCCCGACGAGGCACCCGGCGAAGCACGCGACAGGCACCCCGAAATCTTTGCGATAGGTATTTCTATTTCAATATTTTAAGGAGCCAATCATGGCCGCATCAGCACCAATGATCCAGTACAGGCAGGAATTTATCCAAGGTTTTGAACAAGCCCAATCTCTTGCACGCGATACAGTAACAACCGAAGCCGTCATCAAAGGCGACCGCGCCACATTCCTCGTAGCTGACTCTGGCAATTCAGATGCAGTAACTCGTGGTCTGAATGGTCTGATCCCTGGACGCGCCGACAATCTGAACCCGATGACAGCGACATTAGTCGAATGGCATGATAAGCCAGTCAAGACCGGTTTCAATATTTTCTCAAGCCAAGGCGATCAGCGTCGAATCATGCAAATGACATCGATGGCAACTATCAATCGCAAAGTCGACCAGACCATCATTACTGAACTGAACACCGGCTCGGTAAACACTGGTGTTGCAGACAAAGCGTCCTTGAGTTTAGTTTTGTACGCTACCACGATTCTAGGTAATAACAGCGTTCCTTTGGATGGCAATGTCAGCGCGTTAATCACGCCTGCCTTCTACGCTTATCTGATGCAAACTAAGGAATTCACCAACAATGAGTACGTCAATAACAAGCCTTTTTCAGGACAAATGACTATGTTCCGTTGGGCTGGTGTGAACTTCATTGTTCATCCTAACCTACCAGGAAAAGGCACGAACGCTGAGAAGTGTTTCATCTACCACAAGAGCGCGATAGGCCATGCAATTAACCGCAACGATATCGAATACGTTCCTGGTTATGATGAAGAGAACGACTACTCTTACGCAAGATGCTCGGTCTACATGGCCGCTAAGATCTTGCAGAACACCGGCGTTGTAGTTGTTAACCACGACGGCTCGGCATTCGCAGCAGCGTAATAACGACAGCCCCTTCGGGGGCTTCTTAAACTTTTTGGAGATTCATCATGGCCTACGCAATAACCGATCCATTTATCTGTATGACTCACGCAGCCCTGGCTGTTGGTCCTCGCATTTGGTATCACTCATCTGCTGATGCACTCGCCGCAGTAAACACCGGCAACTTTATTACAAACGGAACCGCATTAGGTCTGCGCGCTGGTGACTACGTTCTACACCGTGATACGACCGCTGCCACTGGCGACACCACCCTACATATGGTCCTCTCAGTCGCACCCACTTACCCAGGTCTAGTCGACTTGACAGACGGCACATTAGTTGCTGCGGGCGCTAACGCAGACTAGTTTTTGATGTTTTAGTCTGACGGATGTAAATTGAATGGGCGCAAATCACCGCGCCCATTTTTTTACTCAGGAGTTCATTGAATGTCGATTACCAAATTACAAGACGCGCCCGTTGCACGGAATGTTTTTGTCGCGGCACCCGCTGCTGGAACGAAAGTCGAGGACATGCTCAAGCCGGAATACTGGGCGCATGTATGCAGAATGCTTCATGTCTCTGACCGTATTGAAGCGGTACCCGAAGACGGCGAATGGTTCGCAGAATTCTATGTTTGTGATACCGGGCTGAATCGCGCATCGGTAGTGCTACTTCGTAAGCATAATCTACACAGCGAAGAACTGCCGGTGATCGCCGCAGATTATGAAGTTAAGTGGAAGGGCCAATCAATGAAATGGACGATCATAAGAATTTCCGACAAAGCTGTCGTCAAGGATGGGTTCTCGGCCAAGGGTGACGCAGAGTTTTGGTTGCACGAGTACGAACTCGGTCTGCATAAATGACCACGCAACTGAGTCTATACAACGACGCGCTCATTCACATGGGTGAGCGGCCGCTTGTCGCATTAACCGATAACACTGAGCCACGCCGCGTGTTAGACCAGATCTGGACTAACGCCCGTAAATTCTGCCTAGAACAAGGGCATTGGAAGTTCGCTCAACGAACGGCAAAACTCGATTATTCGTTGATCATTACTCCAGCATTCGGATACCCCAGAGCGTTTACCAAGCCAGCCGATTTTGTTCGGTTGTCTCAGATGTGCGTGGACGAGTTTCTTGACTTCCCACTCACAGATTACAAAGATGAGGCTGGTGTCTGGTATGCAAATTTAGATAATATTTATGTGCAGTACGTCTCATCTGACGCAGCATATGGCTATGATCTGACGCTCTGGCCCGAGACATTCACGTTTTACGTTGGGCTGTATTTAGCGTGGCGTGCTGGTACTCGCATCTCAGTCACTGTCGACAGAGACGCGCTCCAGAACGATCTCCGAGAGGCAAAGCTTAACGCTCTGTCAAAGGATGCTGTGAGCGGCCCAACGCAATTCCTACCGTCAGGTGGGTGGGCTGCGACCAGGTCCGGTGGTGGTGGTCAAGGCCGCAAGAATCCATCCAATCTCTATGGCTGATTCATCAGACTACATCCTTGCATTTAATCGCGGCGTTGTGAGTCCGCTGGCACTCGCACGGGCCGACGTTAAGCGCATCGCCATGAGTGCTGAGACCCAGACTAACTGGATCCCTCGCGCGCTAGGTCCAATGTCTGTTCGCCCAGGTCTGCAGTATATTGGGCCGACCGCCAGTAATAATCCTGTACGTCATATCCCGTTCGTATTCGCAATTAATGACACCGCGCTGGTCGGTCTCACGAATTTAGAGATGACCGTTCGTCTCTCTGAAGTGCTGATCACTCGGCCGTCGGTGTCAACTACGATCACCAACGGGACATTCAATACTGACTTAACCGGCTGGACCGATGCTGACGAAGGAACTATCCCGACATCCGTCTGGCTTGCCGGTGGGTACATGTCCTTGCTAGGTGATGGGACTCTCGCCGCTACCCGCGACCAGACTCTAACCATTTCCGCACCTAACCAGAATGTAGAACATGCTCTACGCATAGTAGTAGCACAAGGTGGGGCAGTGCTTCGCGTTGGGAGTACTGCCGGGGGAGATGAATATATTTCAGAGACTACGCTGAGAGTTGGAACGCACAGCCTAGCATTCACCCCGACCGGGGCATCCGTGTTCGTTAGACTATTTAACCGAGATGACTACGCTACTCTGGTTGACTCAT